GCATTTAACTTTGCACCAGTAGGCATAGGATATGAACGCTGATCTGTAAGAGAAGGCCGTAAACCAAGACGATTGTTGCTAAGTTTTTCTATAGCGTTGTTTACATCCATAAAGTAACCAGTGATACCGCTACGATCTATTGCGTTGATAAGTTTTTCATCGAAGGTTTCTTTTCTATCGATGCCATACTGCTTGCGCTTTAGTTCATTAACCATTGCGCCAAGACCAACAAGCAAGAAAGCACCTTGCCAGAAAGCACCATCACGTTCTTGCAAACCAGACGTTAGCAATCTGACATTTGCCGCCTGACCATATGACTTAAACTGAGTTAACATTGATCCAAACTCAGTAGAAGTCCACAAAGCTCTATCACCAGCTCCCGGGGTAATGATAATACGCTCAACATTCTGATTTAAAGCATTGCGAAAAGTAAGACGCATTGTGCCATCAGTCCAAGAATCAGTGTTTGGCATCCATTCGCCATCAACTTGCTCACCATGCTGACGAATCTGTTGTTGCATACGCATATGAGCTTGCTGATCTATACCGTTCTTTAGAAACTTTTCTTTGTCTGCTCTGCTTAGTCTTTCCCAAGGCTTCATTATGCCTTCAGTCATACGGAGCATGGTAACATTTCCGGCAAACTCTTTAAGAGCTTGATTCCATATGTTCAATCCATTAAGAATAAACATAATTCCAGTGCTTGCATTTAAAGCACGTTCAACAGCAAACCTATTGCCAAACACATCACCTAAATCAGAAAAAGCATGCGCTCTTAAACCAAGAACAGCATCAGCCGCTACAGCCGCTTTTCTTAGCTCATTTTTAGATAACCTGTTTATAGCAGTTGACTGTCTAGCAAATTGAACCTTCAACCCTTTGCCATAAGCTTGCTGAAAACCTTCAACCATAACAACTCTTGCTACATCAGGTATTGATGACACCATCGCACCACCCATTCCAACAAGAACGTTAAATGACTTCATTGTTCTCACAAACCTGCTAGACATAGCATGTGGATCTTTGGACGCACCATATGTGCCACGCAGTCTGTCACGCAAACCACGAATATCACGAAGATCATCTTGCAATTGTTTACGAAGTGCTTGTTTAGCGTCTACACCTACAGCTTCGTCAATCAAACGCTGATACTCATTGGTTACATCATCGATGACATTTTTCATGTCGATGCTACCAAAGCGTCTGGCAATTTCAATATCCATGCCCATTGTGCGAGTTTGATGTCTAAGCAATACTTCAATATCGCTTTCAAGAAAGTCTTCAATTAGCTCATCAGGTATCTCAAGACTACGCATCTTTGCGCTAGATGGGGCAAGTAACTCATCAAGATCACCTGTGTTTACATCAAGATATGGCTTGCTTCTTGTAACGCTATCAAACACATCGTCAGCTACAGCTTGAGCTTCTGTTCTAGACAATCCCTTTGTCTCAATAAGCCAAGATCTAACAATAGAAACAAAAGCTTGTGGGTCTTTCATAATCCTGTCAACACGATACATTCTTGGCAAATAACTTGCCGCTGTGTTTACAGATACGCCTTGGCTTTGAACCTGACGAAGCTTTGATGTTAGCATTGTAACCCTAGCCTCATCCCCAGCGGCTCTTGCTTTTGAAATAGCCTCTTCAATTTGTTGCTCAAACAAACGAACAGATTCAGCTTCTCTTTTTATTAAATCAAACTGCTTTCTAGCGGCAGTTGCGGCTTGAGTAACAAATGGAGATGCTGCATCACCAACGTTATCTACATCACCACGGCGCATAGCTTTACCAATACGAATACGAAAATCTACTTCAGATAAGTATCTTGCGCTTCTTGAAAACTTATCTTTAGCTTGTGCGCCAAGTATCTGGAATGACCTGACAATATCACTGTCACTTGCTACCTTACCACGATAAGAAAGATAAGCTTCATCAGAAGCCCTTACAGAAGCAAGAAGCTCGGATAAATAACGTGTTCTAAATGTCGTTTCTACAGACTGTGCCATAGCAAGTTCTTCATCAACTCGCTTGGTCATAATACCGCCCATGTCTACCATTTCAGCCGCTAAACCACGAACAATAGGATTACTGCTCTTTAGCATACGAAATACAGGATTCCACCCAAGCTTCTCTAACTTAACGCCTGTTTCCTTTGCGGCATCACGCTCCATAGTAGCATAGGCAGTTTCCCTAGCCCTTGTAGGGTTAGCCGCCGCACCAGCGGATTCATATATACCATCAGTATATTTAGCTTCGTATGCGGCCTCTTTCATTGCTCTTTTTGCATTTATAGATTGAGCCGCAAACCTGCCAAAAGCGGCATTAGCACTACCGCCTATTAATGAAGCAAGTGCCAAAACCATAACACTATCTGTTACAGTTCTATCTTCTCTTGCCGCATTTAAGATCATTTGCTCTGGTGCAACAACAGCCGCAGTAAAAGCCGCACCACCTATGAACCTTTTAGGCAAAGAGCTTGCTTTCATATATCTCATAGGAGCCAAAGGAGATAGTGTTGCAGGACTTAATAAAGTAGATGTAAGTTCTGCTACACCAGAGTCAGATGAGGCAAGTATTTCCTGATCGTATCTCTCTTCATCAAGCTGTTCTGCTATTCTTGCAGTTTGGCTTGAGCTTTTAGAGTGCATCGCTCTCCAGCGAAGCTCTGGTCTAGCTTCAACTTGAGGGTCTAACGCTGGATCATAATCAGGATCTTCATCATCTTCTATAGTCAGGCTTTGTAAATAATCACGCAAAGCCAACACAGGGTTGTATTGACGCATTGCCGCACCCCATATCTGGGATGAGTCTTCTGTAAAATATAGTGGGTTAGCTTCGCCAAACTCATTGCGTCTAAGTGTTTCTGCAACAGGCCCTGCTTCCTCAATATCACGCCGAATCATCTCCTGCACATCAATAGGCTCTTGGCTTATGACAGGTTTTTCTTCAGGTATGATCCCTTCCGGGCTGACATCACCTGCTGGGGGTAATTTGATAGAAGGCTCTTTGCCCATCCACCAGTCAGGAACCTTTATGTCTTTATAAGGCGACTCTATTTTAGATTTTTTTTTTGACTCATAATACTGAGCTTCACTTCTACGTCTTGTAGAGTATCTGTCTCCAAAATCATTTAGGTTAGCAACAGCACTATCCCAATCTCCAGATGTAACCTGACTCCAAAAGTTAGGTGTTCTGGAAGACAAATCACCATACTGAAAAGCAACAGATGCAATAACAGTTGCCTCATTCATTGGTAGGTCATCAAAAGACTTACCAGTTGCTTGTTGCCATTTATCTTTTAAACCAACAAGTTCTTTGCTTTTTGCAAACTCATTGATGGTTTTTGCCTGATCTTCACTGACCTTTAGATTCGATGCAATGCTAGACGCATCTGCACCTTTGATCCCAAGATAAGGTTTTAAAATAGAAACAATATCATCAGGCAGTCCTTGCAGATCAGATTCGTTTTTCTGACCAAGATCAAATCCACTAGCAATTGTTACACCTGAATTAGAGTTCTCAGCATCAGGAACGTAACCGCTAGTTTTAAAGCCCTCTTTACTAAGGATGAAGTCCCAATCAATATTACTCACTTAGGCTCTCCTGTAATGCCATGTTAAATGTTTCTTCACTTTCAAAGTCACCATTTAACCAAGCCCTTAATATCTTAACATCTTCTGCATCAACTTGAGGGTCTATTGTGTAAGAATCATTAGTTAGATAGCCAGCAACAGGCTTAACAGCGTTCAGTGTCTCATTGAGAGTTTCAAGTGCGCCAATAAACAACTCAGGCTGACCTAAACCAATAAGCTCTGCATCACCTTTAAAGTCAGCTAATATTTTTTCAGAAACACCAGATACTATAGGCCCACGAAGAATATTGATGTGACTAAAGAACTTTTTAAGAGTGCTATTCTTAACTCTGTTAACAGCCGCTTGCATAACAGGGTAATCAATAGAACGCTTGTAATCATAGCGATAGTTTCTGAGAACCTGAGTTGATTCACCTTCTGGTGTAACAATATATGCGGAATATGTTTGCTCTCTTCCAAACTGCTGGTCAGGATAAATCTTTAAAGTGCCATTACCGCTTTCAATAAGATCCTTTATCCTCTCATCTACAATAACATCAGGTCTTAATACATTACGTTTAATGTCTCTAAACACAGCCGCACTAACACCACCTTCAGGCAATGTATCTACATTAGGCCCAATGCTTGATGAGGCTTCTTTATACCAAGTATTGAAGCCAATATAAGGCTGATCATTTTCATCAAAGTTAATTCCAATTTTAGTACCAACGTCAGTAACAGCTTTTCTAATGGCTAACTGAATACCTTTTTCTGTCATAGGCAGTTGTTTCAAAACCATATTAGAAACAACAGACTGACGTATATATTCGTTTAATCTACGATCTCTAATAAACAAATCATTAGCATCAACAGAACGACCATCAGGTGTAGATTCAAACAACTGATCGAGTTGAACCAAAGCTTTAGGATCACGTTCAGAATCCCAGAAAGTGTTATTTAAGATTGTTTCCCACCATGTAGAAGGTTGTATAGCAGAGCCAAGATTTGCGCTAATTACTTCATTAAGATTAGATCCAAATGTGCTTTCAATGCTGTTTACAACACGAGTTCCGCTTGTGGTTTTAGTTCCGGCTGACTGCATAGCTTGCCAATCTTTATAACCAACAAACCTAGCCATATTGTACTGAACAGTATCAATACCGCTATTGCTAATTATTTCATCAGCTACAATGTCACCAACACCTAACCCAGAGGCTCCAGCCTTGTTAACGCCATGAGCAAGGGTATCGTGCATCTTATTGTATAGCTGAACAGCAACTTCAAAAGACTCATCTGTTACTGAAGCGTTAGACAAACTACGCATCGCAGATACCATGTCAGGATGAAGAAACTTGTAGCTAAGAGCAAATCTCATAGCCATATCAAAGTTATCTTCTCTAACATTTAAATTCTCATGAAAGAAAACGCTACCTTTTGAGTCTTTCTTAAACTGAGGAGAGTAAGCTTCTACAATAAGATTCTTTTGACCCTCACTTGGAATAATGCCATTCTTTGCATTACTCAATGCAGTTCTTATTTCTGATTGCTTATCGTGATATGTTTTATATGCGTTTCTATAGGTCTCAACCTTGCTTCTCCAAGAACTCAGAGTTATTGCACGACCTTCGCCAATAATCTTTTCTTGAATAAGCTGATCTTCTAATCCAAGAAAATAATCAGGCTTCATTTGATACCCAGATGACTTAGCCATCATCATATCAATACCAGCCATCTTTGCTGTTCCAAGTGCTTTTATATCTGCATCAATTTTTTTATTTCTGGCGTTTACAAATAACTTATATTTGCCGCCATCAACAAGTCCAGCCTGATAAGAGGCTTCCATCAACAAAGCCGCACTTTCTTTCTCTTGATCGGACGTTGTGTTGTCTAAATAAATATTTAAGTTTCTATCAAAACCTTCCGCATTGGCTTTATCTATAATTTCATCTTTTTGCTTTGCTGATGTTTGTTGTGCATTGGCTTCAGCGTCATAGATGTTAATCAATGCCGCCTTCAGACCATCATCATTTAAAGGTAACTTAATAATCTCATCACGAGTAACTGATGAAACATCACTTCTAATTCTAAGTGTCATTTCATCTGATATTTTTTTATCAGACTTAACAGTTTCAGATATTTTAGAGTCGTCTATAAACTTTAGCTTAGAAATCTCTGACAACATCAGGTCACGAACTTTTGCGCCATCAATATCAGGACTGTTTTCAAACTGCTTTTCTGCGGCATGAGCCGCTTCTATAGCTTTAATTAAACCACCACTAGGGCTGTAATATATTTTTTCAGCAGTTGCAGTTGCCATTTTATTAGCAATAATAGTGGCTTCTTGCACCTTGAGCTTTTGAATATTAGCCGCACCATATTCATGTAGTTCAAGAGCTTCATATATAGCTTCGTTTTCTTCTCTAAGATTAGAAATGGTATCAAGGATAGCCCTATCCTTAACGTTATCGCCTGTCAGCTTTGAAGAAAGAATACCAATTTGGTCTACATTGTTCATAAGAGCTTGAGAGTTATCTGCATTAGCTCTTTCATTTGTTGCTATTTGTTGATTAGCAAACGCTTTGTTCTCAGCTTTTCTATATGCTGAAACAATCTTAGGCTCAATAAGGGCATAAAGACTCGGATCTAAAGTCTCTTGAAAAGATTCAAGCTTTCCATTTAATGCACCACGAATGGCATCAGGATCTGTTTTGTTGTTTAGAAATACAGCTTCAGCGTCATTAATCGCATCATTACTAACAGCAGAGGCATATGTTTGAAATGCGGCATTACGCCAAGTCTGCTTAACATCATCCCTCTGATCATTAGTCATAAAGTTATCGTCAGCTTTTGTGTAATCAAGATCTACTAACGGTTTGATTTCATTGGTATCAGGATCTCGAATAACTGCATTTGTTTTACCGTCAGCTTCTGCTTGACGAACAGCTTGATTATAATTGTCATCCGCTACAGAACGAGCAAACTTCAATGTAGCCTGTGTTGCTTCTTTACCAACTTCTTGTATGGCTCTAGCCATAGCAACTTGACCACTAACGTCTACAACGCCGTACTCTTTTGCGTAATATTGTCTACCTTGTGTTGGCTTAAAAACCATAACTACACCTTAACTAAAGTCTTGATAAGCTTGAGCATTGCTAATAGCGGCACTATAGGCTTGACCATATCCTCTAATGACAGCGGCACGACCTTTTGTTTTAGAAGAGGCGGCGCTAGTAAGAAGCTGTCTTCGTCTACCAAGCCCCATCAACTTAATAGACCTCATATCAGCTTTTGCTAACTGCTTTTCGCCATAGTCCAAAGCAGACATTGATCCAGAAGTGCCTATAGAAACACCTTGAGCCGCCATCGATGCACCAAGAGAAGCAAGCTGTCTACGCAACTGCAAATCACGCTGAACCATCTTTTGATCAGCTTCAATCTTTGCCATAGCCGCTTGCTCTTCATAAGACTGAGCTTCTAGCTTATATGCGTTTTTCTCCATCTGTGCGCCAGATAGAGATGCTAGTACGTCACCCATTATACTTCTACCTCGACTAGGACACCGTTAATTGCAAGTGGTAACGGCTGATCCTGACTAACGGTAATATTACCTTCTCTACCCC